GCTTGCTCGGGCTATGTGACAGGAGGTTTCCCCAAGGGTCGATACATCTTGCTCGGTGGCGTGAGCGACGCCGCCAAGACGTGGCTGGGACTAAGTGTCCTAGCAGAAGCGTCCATCAACCCGGAATTCGACGACTATGACCTGATCTATGACACGCCCGAAGAAGGCGCCTCGATGGATAAGGCTTACTTCTTCGGTGATCGACTCAAGCAAAGGATCAGGCCACTCATCGGTACACGCAAGCGCCCCGACTGCTCCCGTACCGTCGAGCAATTCTATGACGCGATTGACGAACGACTTGAGGAAGGGAAGCCTTTTATCTGCCTGCTCGACTCGGAGACGGCGTTGACGATTGAGGCCGATCTGCGCAAGCAGGCTAAGCAGAAGAAGGCTAGACAAGGAGGCAAAGAAGAAAAGGGAAGCTACCAGACTGAGAAAGCTAAGGAACACGCACGACGCTTGCGCGTGATCCGACCGAAACTCAAGGACACCGGTAGCATCCTGATCTTCATATCCCAACTCAGAGATAGAATCGGCTTCGGTGCGCAGTTCGAGCCAAAGTATCGTCCTGGCGGTACCGCTCTCAGCTTCTTCGCCGAGATAGAGATTTGGATGTATGTGAAGAAGACCATCAAGACCGTCTATCGTGGCAAGAAGCGTCAGCAGGGCATGATCGTGCTCGCTAAGGTCAAACGAACGCGGTTGACGGGGAAGAAACAATCGGCTACTATCTCTATCTACCACGACTCGGGGATAGATGACGTTGGCGATTGCGTGAACTTTCTCGTGGACGAGAAATGCTGGAAAGCTAAGAAAGGTATCATCAGGGCCGAGGAGTTCGGGAAGAAGATGCACCGTGAAGAACTCATCCAGTACATCGAACGCGAGAACCTCGAGCCCAGAGTCCGTACACTCGTCAAACGAATCTGGAAGGAAATAGAAGAAGCAGTAGCGTTAAAGCGCAAGTTCCGTTATGTCTGAGGTGCAACATGCCACGCAAAGTGAATAAAGAGTCCGAGTACAACGTCGAGAACCGTCGTCTCGCGAACGAACACGGCGGACTAGAGAACGACAAGAAGGCGTGGAGTAGCAAAGACTTGGATGAATTGCTGGACGCTTTCTTCGATCAGGAATGCGTCTACGTCTCGACCAGGGCCTGCTTCTCGACCATCTGCAAGCGGAGCGTCGCATCGATCACCGATCAGCTATGGAAGATGTTCACGCGGTACGATCGCGCCAGCGTTACGAACTACAAATCTGGCAAGCGAGTCGATCGGACGAACCAGAAGCCAACTCTGCGTGACTTCGCCTGCATCGAACAGGCCATGTCTGTAGCAGGTACAGCCCGAGCAGCGTACCGTCCTCAGTATCTCGGCACGATCATGGGCCGACTCCCGAGTGACGTGTTTGAAATCTACCGTAACATACTCCAGAAAGCCCGAGACAAGCAGCTCATTCCCGATCTGGCGCCCGCTACGAGCTTCAAAGGGACTACTGACCAGCTCATCGTGATTCGTGAAGCAGTAAACGGAAGTTACCATAAAGTCTTGACGGAGATAGGCCAATGAGAGATCCAGTTACGTGGGTCATCCTCGACGTGAACTACCTGGCCTACAGGGCGTTCTACGCCCACTCGAATCTGACCTACGAAGATCGGCCTTCAGGCGTTCTCTACGGTCTGTTCCGCGACGTGCGTACCTTCACAGACAGGTATGCGACCGATCAGATCATCTTTTGCTTCGACCATGGTATTAACGTCCGCAAGAAAGTTTACCGGAATTACAAAGCGAACCGCGAAGTCGATGACCCTCTACTCAAGAAATCGCTTGAGCAGATGCGCAAGCAGCTCCACAACTTCAAGTACCATCTCCTGAAGCATATCGGCTATCGCAACGTATTCTTCCAGGATGGTTACGAAGCCGACGACATTATCGCGTCCGTCGTCATGAACCTCCCGCGGCAGGACGAAGCCGTGATTATCTCGGCCGACACAGATTTGTTCCAGGTGCTGACGAACAAGGTCAGGCAATTCTCCCCGCGCGAGAAGGTTACTTACGATGAGGACAAAATTCGCTTTCTACACGGCATCGGCCCCGACAAGTTTGCACAGGCGAAGGCTATCGCAGGATGTTCGACCGACAACGTAATCGGTCTTCATAACGTCGGCATCAAGAAAGCGGCCGAGTTCATATCGGGAAAGATGAACAACAATTCAGCCACGGCCAAGAAGATCGCCGACTTTATCGGCAGCGAACGGTACGACCTGAACTACAAACTCATTAGTCTCCCTTACTCAGGGACTAAGGACTACGTCGCGGTGCTCGAAGATCCGGTCAGCGAGCGGCGATGGAACGAAGTTATGCGGGAGTTCGGCATGAAGTCACTCCGGAGGTAACATGAAAGCAGCCTGGCAAGAAGTCGAGCGACTGATTAAGGTTAACGCTCGTCACCGAAGCGGCGTGCAGATGGGTCAGGTCGATAACTACACGATCCTTCGACACGCCTGGAGTGAATTGTCCGAACTCAATGCTAACCCGAGCGATCCAGGAGAGTTAGCAGACCTTCTCGGTGTTCTTATTCACTACGCAGTCAAGCACGGTTGGACAGAGGACGGGCTTGAGCAGCTAATGCTCCATAAGTTCAAAGAACGGTTCACAGAGTAATCACATGCGACGTGGCGGCGGTAAATCTAAGGGAACGCATTTTGAACGTAAGATATGCTACCAGCTCTGCGCCTGGTGGTTTGGAGAGCCCGACGCTGAGGACGGCTTCTGGCGCTCGCACGCGAGCGGCGCCCGAGCGACGAACCGGGCCAAGAAAGGAAAAGATACGACGAACCAGGCTGGCGACATTTGCGCGACCCGCAAAGAGTGCGAACCCCTGTTGAGATACACGACCATCGAAACGAAATGCGGACGCAACAAGGCCGATCCGTTCGCTCTCGTTGACAGCAAGAACAACAACGAATTCGGTGCGTTCGTCAAGCAGGCGAGACTCGCATCGAGAATCGCTGAGGTTTCTTTCTGGTGGATCATCCACAAACGCGATTACAAAGAAGTAATGATTTACTTCCCGACTTCGATGTACTACTTCCTGTGCCGTCGCGGTAGCAGCGTCAAGTCTACTCGCATGGTCGCGTTCGCAGGCAAAGCAAACGGTGTTCGCGTCAAGTTCATCGGCATGAGATTCGATGACTTCCTGGCGCGAGTCGATCCCAAAGTGTTCGGTAAAAAGGAGTAATCATGTCAGACGACCCAAACGAAGTCCCCAACGAAGATGAAGAATACAAGGTCATGGAAGCCGCGACCGATCGCGTGCTTACGACGCTGATGGAACACTTCGACTCGGTCTACATATTCGCGTCGAAGTACGATCCGCAGATTGGCATGACGAAATCGGTTCATCGCGGCAAGGGCAACTACTACACGAGCAGCGGCCTTATTCGCGAGTGGTTGAAGAAGCAGGATAAGATCGCGGAGCTCGAAGTACAAAAAATCTGGATAGAAGAAAATGATTCGCCTAGTGAAGATTGAGCATTTCGGTAAGCACAAAGTTCTGGACGTCACGCTCGATCTGGTCACTACGTTCACCGGCGACAACAACAGCGGGAAGTCTACCGCGCTGCGAGCGATACGCTGGGTACTAACAAATAGACCTAAGGGAACCACCTTCAAAGGGAATTTCGGCAGGTCCAAGTTCGCGAGGGTTAGACTCGACGTTGACAAGCATCGCGTCACCCGCTCTCGCGGACGTCTCAACGTCTACAAGCTCGACGGCAAAGTCCTCAAGTCTTTCAAGACCTCCCCTCCGAAGCCCGTCGAGATAATCGCCAACGTCGGAGATGCTAACTTTCAAGGCCAGATCGACGCGCCGTTCTGGTTCACGATGCGTCCTGGGGACGTGGCCAAGCAGCTCAACAAGATCATCAACCTCAGTGTCATCGACCAGATCGTAGCAGCAGCATCGAAACAGGTCAGCAAAGCCAAGTCCGAAGTTAAGGTCTCTAAGGAGAGACTCAAGAAGGTCAAAGCTGTCGTCCAAGATACCCAGTGGGCCGATAAAATAGCCAAGAGACTCACACGGCTCGACAAGCGCCGTGAATCGCTCGGCGCCCTACGCTCGCAATGCGATACGCTCTCAGCTGCGATTAACGGCGTTCTGGCGCTGGGAGCAAAGTTAAATGAACTAGATTGCATTTTAGAAATCTCCCAGCGTCTAATCGCCGCTAATCACAAATGGCGCGGGGTTCGCAAACGTCGCAGAGAACTAGAACGCACGCTAGAGCGAATCGAGCAATTGGCTAAGAAACGCGGAAAGATCCCCTCGGTCAGGAAACTGATGCTGCTCGACCAGAAGTATCAGACCCACAGAGACAAAGTCCGAGAGCTGTCTCGGACTATTTTCGCCCTTGACAATCTAGGATACGAACTATGCCAACTCGACGCGAAGATGGAGAAGACCGAAGCGAAGCTGAGAAAGACGAAAAGGTGTCCAGTGTGCGGCCGGTCCCTGTCGCAATCTCGGTCGGCGACATCCACGCGGACCTCAAATGCCCACCGGCACGAGCAGAAGGTGACGAGCAATGGAGAGGAGTCTACCGAAGATATTTTTCGCAGCTTGGGCGAGTTTCTGATTCCCTCCAAGTCCCGATCATCTACACGGGGGACATCTTCAACCACTGGAACGCGCAAGCGGAGCTAATTAACTTCCTCTGTGAATGTATGCCTTCTGGTTACGTGATTTGGGGTCAGCACGATCTGCCGAATCACAACCCCGAGCATCTGTATCGCTCGGCGTATCACACCCTGCTGCAAGCACATCCCAAGCTGATTGGCTTATCATCAAGATCAAAAGTAGGAACTCAATACGACGCAGGCGAATGGGCGTCGATTACAGGCTTTCCTTACGGACACTTCCCCGACAAAACACACGTCGCACCGTACCACAAATTGAATTTTAACATCGCGGTCGTTCACAAGTACATCTGGTCGAATCCAAAGAACCGGGTCATGGGCGCCGGCCCCAGCTCGAACGTCGTCGCGATCGGCAGACAGCTACAGGCGTTCGACGTTGCTCTGTTCGGTGACAATCACTCACCTTTTTCCGCCGTCGTAGGTAAGACGGCGATCTGGAACGGTGGCACGTTCATCAGGCGCCACAGGAACGAGATTGACGTTAAACCGAGAATGGGAATCATCTACAGCAACGGCACAGTGAAGGCGAAACTCTTTGACACTCAGGACGATAAGTTCGTGACCGTAGACCCGCAGCTCGAAGAAGCCGCAGAAGCGTTAGGCGTCACGGTCGAGGAGTTGGTCGAAACGCTCAACGATCTTTCGGACGTCAACTTAGACTTCATCGCGGCGATGAAAGCATACCTGCTTGACAAGAAAATCCCCGTCGGCGTTCGGGATAACGTCTACAGCCTGATCGAGAGCGTCGTGGAGAATGCCAGATGAGCGATCTAGACGACTACAAGCGATTGATGGACGATATCGAGGAGATTCGCGAGCAGCGGACTAAGGTGGAAGGAGCGTTCCTCGAGCAACTAGACATCCTCAAGCGACTCGGGCACAAGAACCCCAAGACTGCGGCTAAGGAACTCAAGAAACTCCAAACTTTGGAACCCAAGCTCAAGAAGGCGAGAGACCGTGAATACGAAAGACTCGCGAAAGAGGTCAGGCGACACAAGCGAGATATGGGACGAAATAGAAAGTGACCTGAATGCTTACAAGCACGCGGAAAAGAGTCTGCTCGCGGAGCGTGATTACTTGCGTTCTGCGCGAGAGCGTTTGCGAATCGCTACAGACTCCCAGTCTATCGTGCTCCTCGTGTCTCAGGCAATTCAGACGCAAGCGCACAAGCAAATCACCCGCGTCGTGACTCGCTGCCTGAAAGCGATATTCGTCAATGAGGGATATAACTTCCGGATTGAGTTCTTACGCAAGCGCGGACGCACTGAGGCCAGGATGCACTTCTTGCAACACGGACATGAAGTCTCGCCAAAGCAAGTAGGCGGCAGCGTTCTCGACGTGGCCGCTTACGGGTTAAGGATCGCTTGCGTATTGTTATCCACACCTCGACGCAGGAAGTATCTCCAGCTCGACGAACCCTTCCGCATGGTCGACGTTAAACATGCAGACCGAGTTCGTGAACTGGTCGAGACTGTGGCAAAAGAAATGAGACTGCAACACGTCCTGACGACGCACAATCCCAAGCTCGCTTCGGGCAAGATCGTACAACTCTAGTCAGTAATTGGTCTTTTCCTTTACCGAGTCAGGATTGAGTTTCTGCCACTTACGATAGAACTTCCAAACCAGATCTTCGCAAGGCAAGTCGGGCCTGTACGTCGCACAGTGCCGATCGTCCCAATACTTCTTCGGGCCAAATTTGCTTTTACATCTATGCACCCAAAGTGGCTTGGCGTCTACTCCAGATTGCACGAAGCATCCCGGCTTGAACCCGGGGTCGCGGGAGAACATCAGATAGGGATGACGCAAGAGTTTAATAGCAGCTCTCAGCTGGTCTTGGTCACCGAATCCTCCGACGCCTTTGTGATGCTGGTAGTAATACTCGGGGTAGTCGTCAAAGTGGTTCGCGAGCTGTAACACTCGCCACGCTTGAGGGAATTGCCAGACGTGATGTCCACCGTTGACGGCCTCGATCTGATCCCTCGGGTCGATACCGTAGCTCTCATAGCACAGCGCGCCACCCGTCGAAGGCAGATCAGGCCAGAGAATCAGCCCGCCGATGCCTGTGAGATATAGCAAATAGGTCGGATCGACAACAGGGTAAACGTCCGCGTCGAAGAAGATGATCTGTCGCCACTTGCTCGCGAGGATCGAATCCATCTTGTTCTGATACCCGCCCCTGAATCGCGCCGGCGGACCCTGCGTCAGCAAGTCCTTAACCTCGACTCCGGGCAACTCTCGGACACTGTCACTTACCCACTCATTCTCGCCCTTGTGCCAGACCTCGACAGGCAGCTTGCAACCGACGTGTCTCAGCATCCGAATACCAACATAGATGCCCGCGTCGTAGTGCCTCCCTCCAGCCATGACGACACCCGCGCCTTCGCGGGTGATATCGTACGGGACTGGCTTCTGCATGAACTCTTGCCGGATGAGTTTGAAGGCTTCGTGAACGACCGGATCTTTAAGCCAACCTACGTCTTTCATCCAGTTTGTATCACGCTTGATGTAATCAGCCAAAGCGTCCGGCTTCATCTTGAGTCGCAGCATCTTCTACCCCCTCCTTTTCTGGCAGATAACCCGAACAGCGTGGCCCACAGTCTATACTTGGCACGGCACGACCCCTATCGCCGAGCCCGACTGCGCACGCGAACTCCTTGAAACGAACATTGCCGCGGCAGGTTGAACATTGGCGCAGGCCGACGACTACGCGACCTAGATGACGACACCGCTCGACCGGTTTCGGCTTTACTAGTAGTTTTTGCCCACGATCAATCACCGGCGGCGGGAGCGGCCAATCTTGCGGTATGATTTCAGGGAACTTCCCGCCGCGAGCTTCGACTTTCTCGCGAAGCTCTGCGATGATCGCTTGCACTTCCGGACGAGCAAGTTCTTCTGCGGTCATGTCGCCCCAGCCTGTACAAATAGTCCCGTCTGGCACGGTGAACCGGCGCCTAATACTACGGTAAAGTCAAAGTAATAGTCGCTATGCCCTGCAGTGCATGGTAACGTACAGCTCGGCGAGACACTCACCCAGACGCTAGTGCCAGTAGCCTTGTACTGCACCCAAGGCGTCCAAGTCCCGTCGCCGTTGCAAAGCATCTTGAACGACATGATGCCGCCAGGATCGGGCGAGCCACAAGCCGTAATGTTCAAGTAAGCAACCCAGCCCGGCTGACCCGTCGGACCGATGTTATCGAGCCAACGAAACGGACCGTGGTCGATTGTGCAAGTCGCGCAGTTGCCGGAAGCCGTAACGTATACCGTAGTATTAATCAGATCGTCATTGAGTTTTCGAGGGACTGTATCAGCGGTGTACGGGCAACACGGAATCGACGGTACGACCATGCCTTCGGATACACGATTCGTTCCGTAGGATCCTCCATAATCACCAGAATTCAGATTACAACACTCATAGCCGGGGTCACCGTAAGCAGGCATTTCATAGTAGTTAATCAGGACGCCTTGAGACGTGGTATGATACTGCGTCAGCGGCGTGTAATAGTTGACGGTATAATCGTCCTCATTGTCATGCGGCGGACAATTCGGCCGACAAGGTGGAGTAGGGTTGCCTTCGTCACAATTCGGATTTGGGGGATACATGATGAGAGTATCCCGCGCAGCGATTTGTATGTCCCAGTATATCGGAACGGAGCGAGCTATCGACGTTAGCGGATCAATCCAATTGAGTACGGTACTTATTCGCTTGGGGTTTGACCAGACTCCGTAATTGAAACAGTCCCAATTAAGTGTCCCTAATTCTTCAAACACAACGTATGGCTGCGAACCAGGATCCCAGCAACAAAACATGCAATCGAATTTGAGCTGGCGGCAGGTATCAGTTTCCCAACACTCCCAATATAATGGCTTGAGCCAGGCCACATGCATCTGCTTCGCTTCGTCGCACCAGAATCCAAACCACAAGTCGATGCCATAACAAGTCTCCTTACCAAAGATCGTCCCACGCCCTGAGTAAGTAACCCGGCCGTCAACGACACACTCGTTCACACCAGTATGTTGGAAAACGTACCACGGATCAAACTGCCCTTTTACGTCAGTGGTCGTATGGTTCGCGTTCAGCTTCGCGATGTTGGTCTTACCGAAGCTGTAGTCAAAAACTCCATTATCGCCGGTGATCGCGAAGCAGTGATTCAGACCGCCAGTAGCGCAGAGACAGCAAGGTATGAAAGTAGTCGGGCAGCACTTCGCTCCGCTATTGACCCAATCCCCCATCAAGTCGCCGGCCGCTTTAGGTCGACGCCCTTGCTCAGGTGTAGCAGGAACGATATGACGCGGAGGTACTTCTACCTTGCCACTCGGACCGAGAACCCGAGGACGCCGTCGATAGGGTCTGTGTCGATAGTTTTTTAGAACGGAGATGGCAGAAGTGAAAACCACACGATATCATCCGGAAGAATACAGCTCATAGAATGGAGGAGGCACACTCGGCCCCGATATCGGACCATATGGTCCAGACGCATACATCGGAGTAGGATCGCACGGGCAAGTTCCGTCAACGATAGTGCCGTCCGCTTTCATCAGTACGAGGTCACCGGTCGCCTTGTTTACGATAAGACATGCGTCTTTGTACATCAGATCGCCTGTATCCGGATCGCACTGAACGATGCAAGAGACCTTGATACCCTTACCCATAGCAGCCGACGCATGTACGACGACGAGCTGCGAACCGTCACCAAACTTACCACGAATCGTCCCCAAGTATCTCTGCCCGACTACTAAGGGCAGATCGTTAAATTCCTCGACCCAGAGTTGGAGAACGTCATCGAATTCTTTCCATCTGTCAGTAGGCGTCGCCGCCTTCATGTCGCGATAGATTACCTTGCCTTGATAAATCGGGCCGTAGACGCCTTGCTGCCGATCGGCGATGATCTTGACCTCGATTGTCTTACCGGTATAGTACCCGACGTTCGATTTGGGCGAGCCGCTGTTCCTGGTAATAGACTCGACGTAGAGGGTAGCTTCTCTGACCCTAGAGAAACTCGCTTCATCTAGGGCAACGACTTCTTCGCCCTCGTCAATGCCAGTAATGTTTTCAGCGTCCGGCATTACGTGTTCATCCCGTACACGAGCAGACCGCTCATGTCCACATACTTGTAGATGTTGTAGTTCAGGAAGAACGGCGTGATATAGCCTAACGAATTTGCTACCTTCAACTTCCCGGCGCCGTCGAGCAACTTCGGGGTCGTTACCTGCCGACTGGTCTTCGGGTCAATAATTTCTCTATAGTGCCATACGCCATCTTCCTTAATCCACTGATTATACCCTTGGTCGAGAATTCGTGGCTGCCACTTGAGCCACGTTCCGTCGGGTTTGATAACCGCGAACCGGATCTTGTAATTAACCTTCCAGTAGTTGAACGTTCCTTTGAAAATCTCTTCCGCTGTAGGGGCCATTGACTGCGCAGCACCTACGGGCGCCCCGAGAAATGGAGCGTTGTTCAACGCATACGCATACGCGGTTGCGAGCGAAGCGCTATAGTTTGTCTCGTTCCTGGTCATCGTTAGTACAGGAACGGAGATATCAAACTCAGGAGACGGAACGAACGGGTCTTGGGCACTGTTCATCAACCCGAGCCCGTCGGCGCCTTCGACCGAAGTCTGTAGCGATTGCTTGATGTTCTCCCGCTCCCAAGCGATCTTCGGGGGTTCGAGAGTCGGGTCTTGATTCACTTTGTTCGCATCAACAGGTTGTCCGTTAACGTCGAGCTGTCTACTGACTTTGGTCGTGTACTCGCAGGTAACGATATGATTCTGCCAGTCGTCCTCGTGCTCCTGCTCGACCGTGTATCTGTGCAAGAGCGAGAGCAGATCAAAGCCTACTTCGCCGTAAAGTTTAACTTCCTTGAGTTCGGTTCCGAGATTTCTATAACGCGCTCCTTCACCTGACGCGACGTAGAACGTCCACGGGCGAGGCAAACCAGGACAGTGAATGACAGCCTGAGCCTCCATTATGTTCATCCGAGTGATGACACGGAAGCGCCGCGTGTACTCTCGCAGCGAATCGGTACCGTCCCAAGGCGTCGCTCTGCGACCAGACCAAATCTCGTCGCAGCTATAGAAATACGGACTACCGGGGAAGGTTGGCATTAGAGTTTCCCCTTCGCCAAGATCGCCTTAAATTTTGGATCCTGCAATGCTTTGGCGATATCCGCTTGTTGCTTGAGCAGTTGTTTCCTCTGTTCAATGGCTGCCTCGACGGCAGCCGCGACCCGGTCAAGTGTAGTCTGGTTATTGTCCTGAGCCTTCGCGACCGCATCCATCGACTCTTTCGTTCCCATCATCGCCGCACCCGCAAACTTCGGTTCTTTTTCCTTTAACTCCTTTTGCAGCGCTTCGATGTTCAACCGCCCGCCGAGTTCAAACTCTGCCGGAGTAATCGCTCCCTTGAATCCTTGGAAGAGCGCGTCACCGAGAACGCCCATTGGGCCGGCAACGTTTTGAGGGAGAATTCCTTCGAGGAACTTCCCGGCCGGGGGACCACGAAAAGCTTCCAGAAGTAGATCCTGCTGCTTTATGAATTTGTCAAACGGAGTAATTCCTTCCTCAGTGATCTTAGCAAGTTGCGCCGCGAACTTCTCAGCCTTGGCACTGATCTTGATTTCGAGCGGAATCATATCGGTGAACTTTTTCAGTCCCGAAACAATCTCCTCTTTGGTCATCGCCTTAATCGTAAACGGCTCTTTCTCGAACTTCTCGCGTCCTTTCCAGAAGTCGTCAAAGAATTTACCGACCTCAGTTTTAGCTTTTTGGAGCCCTACCACTACATTATGGAAGGGATCTTCTTTCAATACTTCCTTCTTGTAATCCCGAAAAGTTTGCCTTGTATCGTCGAAGACCGCTTTGAACGCATCTGCGATCTTACCCGACGTAGTCCAAGATTCTGATTCCGAGAACGCCTTAACGAAAACCTTAGCATCATCAATCAGGTCATGAATCAGCTCCACTAGCTTAGCCACGTTTGTAATGAAATCGAGGAGAATGTTAAGTCCCGTTTGACCGAAACTAATGAGTCCGTCAACAACGGACTTGATGACACTCCGCAATGAGTCGAAACCCTTAACCGCATCTTGCGTATTAAAGCCTAGCCTACTCAGAAGGTTAGAAAATGCGTCCCAGGCTGCGACAGCGTAGCCCGCAATGTCGCTCGCGACCTTCCCGATCTGTTCGAGGACGTTTATGACGAAATCACCGATTTGCTGCCAGTGCTTCATGATCCAATCTGCAACAGTCGCGATGCGTCCTGCAATCTGGAAGCGCTCGAAGATTTGTAGCCCGAGTTTAGCAGCTCCGACCTGTACAGCCTCGACCAAGTTCGACCATTGTCCTGCGACCGTCGTCATCGACTTCGCGCTCAGCTCGTAGAACCGTCCGCCTGCCGAAGTGAGCCTGTTGAACGTAGAAATTAGGACGTTGGCGTCAATCTCGTTCTCGTGCATCATCGCCCGCAACCGCGAGACGTTGACGCCTAGTGTTTTGGCAAGTTCCGCCGGGCCGACGCCGAACATCGAGAGCTGCCGCAAACGAATACCAGTGATCTTCCCTTCCGAAACTACCTCACCGACGACGAGCGCCAATCGCGCGAGCTTGTCACTGTCGCCCGCGGCGATATCACCTAGACGCGAGAGCATCGGGATAACACTATTGACGTTCACACCGAAGCCGAGTAACACCTTCGCATTTTCCATTAACCCCTGAGTAAGATACGGAGTCGCGATTGCCAATTGCTGAATCTGGTCTAACAGCCTATCACCCTGTGAAGCGCTACCGGCCATAACTTCAAAAGCAATCCTAGCCTGCTCGTATTGCATCGCGAGCGTAACTGTTGCCTTCGCAGCGTTGTAGACCGTATCAGTGACGAAGTTGAACGCTTTGCCAAGTCCATAAAGCGCGAGCGACAGGCCGGTAACAGTCGTAATGATCCCTGTTACCGAACCCATACTCGAAATCATGCTGGAGAAGAAATCCTGTCCTTTCTCTAAAACAAATCCTCCTGCCGCTCCTAGCCCTCTCTGTGCAGCGCCGATGGCGTTCATGGTAGACACGCCTATGCCTGCCCATCTTGACGGAGTAACAGGGATCCCTCCAGGCACTCCGACGCCAGGAAGTCCTGGCTTGAATCCTCCGGTGAGTCTTTTGAACTCCGCAATATCAGCCGCCGTCGCGCCACGAGTCCGATCGAAAGGCCCGAGCCTCGCCTCAGCACCTGGTAATTTACCGAGGAAACTTAACGCATCCTCCGCCCGCTTCTCCATCGTAGCGACGCCAGCGCCGCTCACCATGCCCTGTATCCCTGCGACCATCTTCTGCTGCTGGAGCATCTGATTCGTTCGCTGCGTCGCCTGCGCCAGCCGGAGTTGTGCCTGCTCCGCTTCATTCATACCACGAGTGAACTCGTGAGCGGTGGACTTATCCATCGTCGTCTTGAGTTTGATAATCTCGCCGGCGATCTTCTCGACCGATTTGCCGGACTTATCACAAACATCCGCGATCTGATCCATCGTCCGTGTTGTCATTTCGCCGAAGTCTACTAACTCCCCGGCGGCACGATTCAAGACCGACGTATACTGCCGGTCATCGGCGATCAGTCTAACGACTACCTGGTTGACGTCCATCGCGCATGCTCAATTTGGTGCCCTGTGCAGCAGTCGCCCACGCCGCCTTCGATATGAGCATCTTGGTCTGCTCGAATTCCTTCTTCTTCTCTTCCGCGATCCGCTCTTCCTCGGCCGTCATCTTCTTCTTCATTTCGATGAAGAATTTCTCATATGGCAATTCAGGCGCCGGTATTTCCTTAGCGCCGAAATTGGAAACTACATGCCGCAGCAAATAGACCTCCCACGCAACTCGGGCCAAGTAATAGTCGATCCTGTGTCGATCCTTCCATTCGTGCCTCTGCTCCTCCTCCAGCTCAGAAATGAAATAGAGGCGCCAGCGGACGAACTGCCTCGGGGTCAGTTCCTGCTGCGCCTCCTGAACGGATCTATAACCGAGCTTGTGAGCTATGCGGTGCCACCACCACTCGTGTGTGCCCCGCTCTAGTCTTTTCCCTCAGCGGCCTCGACCTGATCGTTCAGCCCGTTTTTGATCTGAGCGCGATCAAAAAGGTAATTCTGGATCTTGGCGCCCCAGGACTTAATCTCACCGAGCGGGACAGGCTGACCATTTTCCTTGAGGCAGCGAGAAATCAGATCAGCGTGCATGCCCTCGAAATCTCGCTTGATGAGCTTCCCACGTCTGTCTGTCTGGATACGGTTCGAGACTGCCCGCATCCACTTCGCAAGCTCGACCCCGTCCTCGAGTTCGTGGAGGGTGAAGTGTCGAATCTTCCCTCCGCCAAAGTCAATCGAGATTGGTTCCGGATCTTCGTGCGCTTTGAAGACCGGTCCCTCGACTTGTCCATTACCTTCGCTCATGTTACCCCCTGATGGTTAACTAGGTCTTACCCCCTGATAGTTAACTAGGTCGTGGGCGGAGTGAAACTCGGGGCGATTTCCGCTCCCGTTGAATCCTGGTTGCTGACGACGAATTCGACCGTTGCCTCGGGCGCCTCACCCTCTTTCAGTGCGTCCGGCTTGAAGCTGTTCAACCAACCCCAGACTGTTAGCTTCGACGTGTCCGGGTAGACGACTTCGATCTGTTGGTTGACGTTGCACTGGGCGACGATATCCGTGATGACTTTCGGATCGTACTGCGCCTTCACGGTCACGTTGTCGGCAGTCCGCAGCTTCTTCGGCTGGCGAGTACGCCACGCCGTGTTACGCATGTTCGTTGTGTCGTTCGGGCCGCCGCCGTCAACGCCAACAGGCGTGACTTCCTTTTCCCAGAACGCTATACCCGGAACTGCAGGGAGGTTAATCAGCGTCGGGAAGCCGTCGCGAATACGCTTCCCGCTAGGGCCGGTTAAGAGAGACGGGGCGTCGCGATCGCTCGGACTTTTTCCACCAGACCCGCTCGGGGTGCTCGGGGCCGCAGGAGCATCAGGCATGTCAATCCTCCTTTAGAGTTTGATAGCGGACAGTCTCGCGAGCAGCGTGAACACCTGCCGCCTGTTCTGTTCCTCGTACCCCGTTTTCATCGGTGGGGACGTTACCGTTACCGCATTCAGCTTGTACTGCTCCGTTCCGACAGTGACGTTCGTTACACCTCCGCCAGGAATACCGACCGCGTCAAACGTATTCTCAATGTCCCTCGCCTTGTCATACCCCTCGGCGTAGTTTGGGCAACGAATCGTCACCGACACAGAAGGAAACGTCACCCGCTGACCACGCATGAGTCGAGGTTGCTCGATCGCGCCCGTGTCAACGACTGCGACAGACTTATCCGGATCCCCCTCTGGCAGACCGCCCGTAAACCCGTACCAACTTTCTTGGTCGTATCCAGAACTCAAGTCTGCCGGCGCCGGCAGAAATACGTTCTTGTCGAGCAACAGCTGCCTGATAATGTCCGCAGGCCGTAAGATGTAGTCGTTCATTCTGCCGCAGCCCGATAATTGTTTTCCAGTATCTGCTGTCGGGCATCATGCGTCTCGTTAACGGCTAGTTCCAAGAACTTCGCGGACGTTGGCGGCATATGATAGGCGTGTGTGTTCTCGTGGACGTAGACCGCGTAATGCGCATCGGGCCCACCGTAGAACACGAACACTTCCATGTCCCAGCCTGTCCCTTGCTCACTCATGTCGCCCGTGTCACGCAGCGAACCCGTCGCGACGGGGACGTAGACCTTCGACCGGTCGAGAATGAGCTTACCACAATCGAGCAGGGTCTTCTCCATGACCTCGCCGTGAATCTTAGGCAAGTTCACCAGCTCCTGAATGGCGCCCGCGATCCCTTCCAGTCTCACATAGACCTTTATCACAGGTAAGCACACCTTTCGTAATCGTCACTCCGAATCGTCGGGGTCTTTTCAACCTTCATGATCTGACCGGCATTACTATTCTTGAACGGATGAGTTTGATCGGTCAGATCAGTGATCAGCCCTTGCCTGAGTACGCCTCCTTCTTGCACGTCTTGTCCGGTGAATACGGTCGAGCTGGAAGTTTTCTGCTCGCCCCTGACCGTCTGGACGATAGTGAACACGTTCTCCCACCGGACCTTGAGTTCTATCGGCGCCGCGTAAGTCTGGTTCCCATAGTCGTCCTTTCCTATGGGATCCCAGTAAACGGCATCATTATATCGTCGTTTGAGGATTCTCATTCGGGTGTCGGAATGTATGTTCGCGGATTGACTCCCAAGTGAGTCACCTGGACACGAAGCTTGTAGCCCGCAGTCCCTCCTTTACCTCTCTCCTTGTTCCTGTTGTCAATGAGAGCCAAGTTACCCTTGTAATCGAGCACCTTCGCCGTCTGTCCCCACTTCGTCACTGAAAGACCGAGGTCGGTCGATATCTGCTCGTACTTCTCCGACGTGCCTCCTTTGATCGACTCAGAGGCCGTCCTTGGCTTATCCAAATCGTAGAAATGTGCTGCGAGGTAGCGCTCGATCTGCTCAAGGCGTTCGTCGGAGTACGGAAGGATCGGATCTACGCAAACGTCCGTAACGAGCAGATTGGCGATTTCGATGTAGGGGGTTACATCGTCGCCAGGATCGACCTCGATGATCGAGGCTACCAACGCAGGTGTCGTTCGCAAGGCCACGTTACTTGCCCTTGGTTTCTTCTTCCATGTAGTCCTCGATGAAGTCGTTGACCGCTTCCTGCGTCGTCAACTCCTCATCGTCGTTCAGCGCCGTAGTAGGATCGCTCGCCGTGGCGACGAAGTAGTGGCGCCCTTCCTTGAACACCATGAGACCTGCGTCCTTCGCCTCGGGGAACTTCTCCGTTACGTCGTCGCCGAGCGGCTCTCCTTCTTCCTTGGCTCCCTCTTCCTCTTCGCCTTCCTCTCCCTTCTTCTTCTTTTTACCCTTCCCTTCGCCGTTGACCTTCTCAAACTTGTTGAGGAAGATTTTGTCGAGTTCTTCCGTACTCTCGACGATTTCGCCTGCCTCGTAGACCCGGGGGCCCTGACCTTTCTTCTCCTCTTCGGTCGCCGAGCCCTTGTCCACGTGCGTACCGGAAAGCAGCTTGTACCGCTGCTTCGGCTTCGATTCTTTCTGCTCTTTCTCCGCCATGTCTAAGACTCCTGTTTCATAGGGGCGCCGTTGTGATTAAACACGCTCTGGCGCCCGGGAGCCTCGACGCCTAGACGCTAATAGCGTCGAAGCTTGTCTCCCGAGCGACAGAGCGATTTCCTTATGTGCCTGAGCCGTCAGCGATGCCGATGTTCAGGTCAGTGTTCGCCTTCAAGCGCGGGACCATGATGCCCATGACCTTGAAATTCTTGTACATCCCGCCGTGAGAGTCCCACTGCAACGTGGTCAACCGCATGCCCGTGACGGCCTGAATGACCGTACTCGTCAGCTGGACGATCACGATCCGGAAAGTCGCGCCTGTCGTCGGTAGGTAGTCCAACTTCCTGATGAACTGGATGCCGTCGATCTTCGCCAGACGAGTGCGGAGCGTCTCGCCCGAGTAGTAGACCTGATAGTCGTTGTCCATGTACTGCGTCCAGTTAGACGAGTAGTACAGGCCATACGGACCATTGAAGAACTTGTCCTGCAGCTTCTGGATCATATCCAGAACTTCACCGACCGTCTTTTGTGGCGTCCAGCCGCCGGTCGTCGGCGCCGTCAGGGTCTTGGTGATACGCTGCGGGTGGTTGATAAGCCCGTAGATCGTGCCGCCGCCATACGAGTAAGTGGGATAGCTGCCGATGGTCAACCGCTCGATGATTTCCGACACCTTCCGGGTTGACTGTTCGACCATCGTGTCGTCGAGCGGAGTGCCTCGATTACGACTCGTGAGGATTTCGCGAGTCGGGAAGCCGAAGTCAGCGTGCGCGATCGGGAGGGGCAAATTAACCAAATCGAAGTGCGGCCGATCGCGCTGGGCGCGACGCATCCCGTCCATGCTCAAATCAGCCGAGCCTGCGTCCGTCATACTCTGGTGTTGTATGACTGTAACGCCCATGCCGTCGAACCCGCCATAAGTCAGACCCGCGGCGTTCAGGTCATTCCAGAGACGCAACTCGGCCCGCGCCGTTCGCACGACCACGTCGTCGAATCGGATCCACTCGTCCTTGCGGAGAGTAGCCGGCGTATTCGTCAAGAACACCTTGTAGATCGCCTTGCCTTCGTCGTCCGTGCCAACGCGGTTGACGACGTAGTGGCGTTTGTCTTTGCCCCTCCACGGGCGCAAGACACAGGGGTCACCCCCGTTCTCCAAGAGTCGGTCAGCAACTTCGCCCGACCCCTGGCCGTTGAGGATAAAATCCAGCGGCATGTTAATGGATCCTTTCTAGTGTAGGTTCCGAACGAGCCGGCCAGGTGCCGGTTAAAAGTTACACGTCGTACACGCGCACGGCCAAGAAGCCGTCAGACGCACCGGGAGTCAACGCCTCGTCGGCGCTACCGACGTTGACGGTCGTGCCGCCCGTGCCCTTCGTGGTCGTACCGTCACCGTTGGACATGATCGGGTCGTTCTTGACAATGACTTGCCCGGCCTTGAGCTGCATGTTGACGAGGTCACCCGGCTCGGGGTAGAAGTAGCGGACGAGGTCACCGATCGCGTAGCTGTCATTGATGGTCTTGCCCTGCAGGGCATCTTCGATGGCGACCATGAGTTCGCCGCCGCCACCGCTCGTCGCGTGCGCCTTGACCTGTGGCCGCCCGCTCGCGTCGTCAGCGTCACGCTGGAGCAACCAACCTGGCTTGACGATAGTTGAAGCGCGAGCTTCCTCGTATCGACGGCCCAGGTCGCCTTTCAAAAGGACAGTTCTGAAAGCAGCCATAGCTAAAGTCTCCTTTCCAGTGCGTTAAAGGCTAAGGCCGTCGGCCTCAGTTTACTTCTTAGCCGGATAGAGCTCCGGCATGACGAGCGGGGTCTCTTTGATTTCCCGATCCGGCGGGCCCATGTTGCTCAGATACTCGTCCCGCAGAATCGAGCCTTCCCTCTCGGACGGAGTCTCGCGAGCAGCCATCTTAGCGAGACCGCGCAGCTCTTCCAGAGACCGCTTGGGATCCTTGATGTAGGCTTCCGAGAACGCGCAGTTCTCGTTCCCGACCAACGACGCGACGAGCGACTCCCGCTCCCGCTTCGCACCCTGCTTAATGCGATTGAAGTGATCCCGCGTGTCGGGATCGGTCTGGTTGAGGAGTTCCTCGAGCGTCACCTTCGCGGGAGTCTCCTTCTCCTCTTCCTCGACGTTCTCTTCCTCCGTGCCCTCAACCTCTTCTTCCTTCTTCGCATTCTTGATAACCTTGGTCGCCTTCTTCTTCGGATCCGGAGGAGGAGGATCCGGGGGAGGAGTTTCCTTCTTCACGGGAGTGATCTTTTGCAAGACCCCGTCAGCCAGCCCTTCGAGGGCGACCCGATCGGTCTCCTCCCAGCCATTCCCGATTAGGGAATCGACATGCTTCTTCTTGTCAAACGCCATTCCAGGTTCCTCCTTCCGATTGAAGATGAGCAACCCGGACGCGTTGACCGAGTAGCTCCCGTTTTGGGTTTGGTATTCGACGACGCGAGTAACCTCACTCGCGTCTCCTTCCAACGACACAGTGTTATCCTTTACAGTGTAGCCGATCGACTGCAACTTCCCGTCACTGTAGAAGATCACCCGGTCGGGGTAGCAGTCGATGACGTACCCCGGCCAGTACTTGCCTGGTTCACCGAACTTCGACGCGAGCAAGTCGGTCAACTGCGAGCTGATCTGAGAATAGGCCAGCTCGTTATCGGTCAGGGACACGCCAATCGACTTCAACGCCGCTTCGATGCTGCGACGATGGATCTGTTGGTTGCGTTGTGGCTCGAACCGCTCGTTAGCCAGCAGACCCCCGCCGTCTTTCACCGAGTACGCTCCGATCGCGTCAGGGAGAATGGCAAGATGATCGGGCCGGTAGTTACGCGCGATCGCGCTGTACTTCGTCCCTTTGAACTCGCCGTCCTTGATTTCGTTCTCGGTCTGCAACCCCGTGCTGCACTCGATCCTTTGCCCACCATCGACCGCTTCGAGGACGCGACCGTCTACAGCGTTGGCGCGTTCAACGTCGATCCAAGTTTCCGTGCGAAGCTTGTCGTCGAATTTGGTCTTGAGGATGACGCCGATCTGTCTGGTGTTGAGGACGACTGGGTCGCACGCACTGACAAAGTTGCCTCCGACCTTGGGATGATAGACAACGACAGGCTTGTGATTCCATGCGAGTACGGAAGACTCAAGTTCCGAGTTCGGGTAGTAGACAGGGCCGCCAGAGCCTTGCCAAACGCCCTCTGCGAGCATCGCAGTCGGAACGACACGATGGGGTCGTCCGTGCAGCTCGTCGTGACGCGACTTCCCTTCGATGTTGGCTGTGAAGCGAACGTATGGCATTGGTCTCACCTATGAGCGAGCAGGATAACAAGATAGCGGCTCAGTGTCAACCAGCGAGTCATGACCGGGCGCCGGGGAGACGGCGCCCGGGCACGGAACCTTCAGACTCAAGCACCCTTCCGGAACAGACCGCCTCCTTTCTTTCCTCCAGTGGCCGGACGCCCGCATCCGACCGCAGGCGCCCGGCACACCGGGAAGTTTCTGAACTAACTACAAAACCCATCGGACTTCACCTTTCCCCATTCGCCCTCCTCTCATAAGTGGCTAGCGACTCACTGAGCGAACCACTATCCTCGTCCGGTCTCTGCCGGCGAAGTGTCCGAACAATCTTGCTC